GGGTTATACTTTAGTATTACAGTCTCCGACTTTATCGGTTAATAGGACGGTTACTTTACCAAACGGAACGGGAACTCTAGCTTTAACTAGCGATATTTCTTATCCGGTAACTTCCGTATTTGGTAGGACCGGCGCAGTAGTAGCGAATAGCGGCGATTATACGACTACGCAAGTAACGGAAGGCACAAACTTATATTTTACTAACGCAAGGGCAAGAACTGCGATTAGTCTTACGACTACGGGATCTACCGGCCCTTCTACTTACGATAACAGTACCGGAGTTTTTAATATACCTAATTACGCGGACCAATACGTCGGAACGGTAACGAGCGTAGGTTTGTCGGCCCCAACGGGCTTTAGTGTTTCCGGTTCTCCGGTTACTTCTAGCGGTACTTTAGCTTTATCTTTTGCGAGTGGTTATTCTTTACCTACTAATATTAAGCAATCAAATTGGGACGACGCCTATACTTGGGTAGCGGCGTTTCCTACTCAAACGGGAAATAACGGTAAGTTTTTAACTACGGACGGATCTAGTTTGTCTTGGGCGGCTAATCCTTTAGGAACCGTAACGAGCGTAGCTATGTCAGTACCTACGGGATTAAGTGTATCGGGAAGTCCAATTACTACGAGCGGAACTCTAGCGGTTACTTTTGCTAGCGGATATTCTATTCCTACTAACGCTTCTCAAACTAATTGGGACACGGCTTACACTAATAGAATTGCTAGTTTAACTACAACGGGATCTAGCGGAGCCGCAACTTTAATAAGTAATACTTTAAATATTCCTAATTATGGTTCGGCGTTAAGTTCTTACGTTCCTTATACGGGAGCGACGGGCGCAGTAACTTTAGGGGCTTATTCTTTAACGGCTACGGGTATAACTGTTTCTAAATCTGCGGGGATTTCTACTATAACATTCCCGGCGGGAACTAATGATCCGGCTTATATTCAACACGAAGAGTCAACCGCTAATTTGGGAATAATGCGTTTTAGTGTTGGAGACGATAACGATACAAACGATTATTTTGTTTTTGGTAATACTGCTAGCGGATTTGTAGAGCGATTTAAAATAACCGCAAGCGGTATAGTTAATCTAGGAACTTGGCAAGCTACGGCAATAGCGGACGCATATATAGCAAGCGCGGCAACTTGGAACGCAAAACAAAGCGCAATAACTTTAACTACAACGGGTACAAGTGGGGCCGCGACATTTACTTCTAATACTTTAAATATTCCTAACTATTCATTTACGGAAACCGATACTTTACAAACTGTAATTTTAAGAAACGGGACAACAAATACGGGATTTACAATAGAAAATGCAAATAGTACTTATACTAATCCCTCTAGTACAAATGTGCCTATAATTTATATGCACAATACAAGTACTAGTTTAACTGCTCACGCTATTTTATCATTAAGAACTATGGGACCAACGGGAGGTAATCCATTTCTTTCGCTTGATATTGACGGCGTAATAGGTTGGCACGTTGGCGTAGATAATGCCGACGCAGATACATTTAAAATTGGTAAAAGCTGGTCAACAGTCGGAAATAATACTTATCTATCTATTACTACAAGTGGCAATACTACTTTCGGGGGGACTATATCTGCAACAAGCGCAGTATTTACACAATCTGCGGCGGCAAGTGTAAACGTAAATTCTACGGATACTACTTCTTATTCTGCTTTTTTCTTTAGCGAAAACGGTACTCCAAAATCATATTTGGAATATATAAATTCTGCATATACTACAACTGCAAGGAGAAACTATTTAGAAGTATTTAATAATGTAGGGGGAGTTTCACTTTGGACTAACTCTATAAAAGCGTTAGATATTAATACAAGTCAAGTAGCAACTTTTACAAGTAATCTAGGAATAGGAGTTACACCGAGTGCGTGGAATAGTATATACAAAGTAGTAGAAATAGGAACGGCGGCTATATTTGGTACTTCATCTTATAATAGTGCGGCATTTTCAACTAATGTTTTTTATAATGCAAGTAATTCGCCAAGATATATTTCTACTGATTTTGCTAATATGTATTGGCAAGATGACGGTTCTCATTTATGGTATAACGCCGCTTCGGGAACGGCGGGTGATGCTATTACTTTTACAACGGCAATGACTTTAAACGCTTCGGGAAATTTAGGTTTAGGAACTACTACATTAACTAATAGTACGGGATATAAGACGCTATCTTTAAATGGTTCAACGGGAGGACAATTAGCGTTTCAAACTGCGGACGTAGGTAAAGCCTTTATATACTCCAACTCTACTGATTTAAGATTTTATACGAATGGCGGCGCTTTTAGATTTGAAAATACTACGGGATTAGAGGTAGGTTACGCAACAAATCAAGGAGCATATAAGTTAGATATAAACGGAGCGGGTAGGTTTAGTGGGACATTAACGGTAAATGGAGTATCAACGTTAAAGTCGGCTACAAGAATAAACGACGGAACGAATGGAACTTCGCCTAAATTAATATTTGGTAATGAAGATGAAAGTACTTTAGGTTTTAAAGGTATATATCTTGAAACATTTTGGATGTATATTCAAGTACACTATAACGAAGGATTAAGGATTAAGGGTACTAACGGCGCGGGAGCTACTCAAACTTGCGCAACGTTTGCGGGTTCTAGTGGTAACTTTACAGCCCTAGGAGATGTAATAGCATATTCGGATTCTAGATTAAAAACAAATATTAATACGATAGATAATTCATTAAATAAAGTTTTATCTATGAGAGGTGTTAGTTATTATAGAACTGATGTAGAAACTGATAAAAAGAAAATAGGATTAATCGCGCAAGAAGTGGCTAAAGTTTTACCGGAGGTAGTTACAAAAAATGAAGACGGTATGTTTAGCGTTGCTTATGGCAATATTGTAGGTCTATTAATTGAAGCAATTAAAGAGCAACAAAAACAAATTAACGAACTTAAAAATAATAACTAATGCCACTCCCAAGTAGCGGAACTTTAGGAATAAATAGTATTAGAATTAGCGTTGGTATGCTTAGTACTAACGTTTCTTTGCGCCAATTAACTTTAGTAACTGCGGTAGGAAGTAACGGAGCGACTACTAATATTAGTAATTTTTACGGGTGGCACGGTTTCGGATATTATTATCCCGCTATCCCTTTTGGGAATTATTTTGATTTTGCATTAAACGGAGAATATTCTAATTACGGTCAAAATATTTGGGATTTAAGCGGTCAAGGTTTAAACGGTACTTTTGTAACGGGAACCGGAAACGGAACCCCTACTACGATAGATCAATATACTTCTACATTTCCCGGATATTTAACAATTCCGGGCGACACTCCGCAAAAATCGGTTAGGTTAGACAATGCTATAAAAATGGGTGGGACTGCAAGTTATACCGTTATTGTATGGGTAAGAGTGTCTTCTTTTACTTCAACTTTTCCGGGAGTAGTAGCGGCCGAAGGTAGATCGGGAAGTAATCCTATCGGTTGGAGTATGTACTTCGATAATTCGGGAGGTTATCATATAAATCATACTCGTTGGAGTGGGACAAGTGGAACCGGACAAACTACTACAATTACTTTCGGATCGGGAGGAGTTCCGGCTTTTGCGTTTGATACTTGGTATATGGTTACGGCAATTTACGACGGTGCTACAATGGGAATATATTTACATACCGGAGGGACAAGATACTTAACTACGGCTAGTAATAGTTATAATCTAGCTACCGACGCTTCTTGGAGTGCTTTTTTAGGGTTACGTTATAATAATTGGTTAAACGGTAGAATTGGCTATTATACCGTTTATGGATCGCCTTTACTAAGTGCTTGGGTAGATACTGCCTACGCCGCAACACGAATAAGATACGGAGTATGATAACAATAAACTTAAACATAATAAAAACAATAGTTAAGATAATTCTATTTTTAGTTTTATCTTATTTTATACTAAGTTTTAACGCTAATATTAGTTATAATAACTTTACTAGCCAAGACTCTACAATGGAAAACTTTTACCCTTAAAATATAAAAAATGAAAATTCAGCCTATTATAACTTGGCAAAATGGAGAACAAAAAGAAGCTAATAACTTTGTTTTGTCTAGTACTGCGGATAACTTTTTAAACGCCGCTACTTTTAGCTATCAATTACAAAATGTAAGCGAAACAATTATACCCGCTAACGAAACGGAACCCGAACAAATAATTATAAATACTGATATTTTAATAGTAGGCTATTTATCAATAACGGGCCAAGATTATATAGAGTGGGATTTAAGTAATAACGCTAACCAATGGGCCTACGATTGGGCGGCCGTTCAGTTAAATTTGGTTTTAATACAAGAATAACTTTAAATTTGTATAAAATAATTAACTTATGAAGTACGAAAAAATCGGGCAAGTAATTGCTCAAATTAACGCCGTAATCGGCAAACAAGAAACTAAGGTCCAAAAAAAGTTATTTAAGTTTGGCGAGAAGCTAAAAACTTATCAACAAGACTATGTTAACAAAGTCGAGGAACTTAGATTAGATAACGCCGCCGCAGACGAGAAAGGCGTTTTAATTACCGACGAGAAAGGGGAATATAAATTCGCTAAAGAAGGTCTTAAGAAATTAAGAGAAGACGTTAAGAAACTTAACGAAAGCGAGTTCGACTTTACTCCTATTGAGGTATTAAATCCTAAAGGATTAGAGGAGTTTCACTTCCTAAAAGATTGGGTAACCGGTGTAACTTTTGACGAAGAGGAAATAGAAGAGGAGTTATAGAATGAAAAATTTGTTTATAGTAGTATTGATTTTAGTAGTAGGGTGGCTATTATTTAGTCGCCCTACTGATTTTACGACAACTAGAACCGAAATAGACACTCTTTACAAGTACGATACTTTCAAGATCACAAAGAAAGGGAAGGACATATCTTACAAGGTTTTAGATACTGCCTACCTAGTAGACGAGGTCCACGATACGACCTTTATCCTTAAGGATTACGCCGAAGTAAAGGCCTATTCCGATACGATATTTAAGGACTCAAATAGATTCGTTATTAACGATACAATTTCCCGCAATAAGATCCAATCTAGGGGCTTCGAGGCCCTACTAGCCGAGAAAACTATAATTAGAAATAATTATATCTTTACTAAGGAGAAAGGCGCGCTTTATATAGGCGGCTTTACTTCCTACGATAGAAGAGACGGGAAACTAGGTCTAGGATTGGGGTTAAACTATAAAACGCCGAAAAAAGACATATTTTCTTTAGGGTACTCGACTAACGTAGTAACGATAGGGTATTCTAAAAAAATATATTAATGAGAGAGGTCTTACAAAATTTGGGGATAAATATAGGAATGAGCGTAGCGGGCCTCTTTGGATCTATTCTTATGATAGGCAAAGATACTAAAATGGACCTTCGTAAGTCTATTACTTCAATATTTGCGGGGGTGGCCTCGGCTAATTATCTTACTCCGGTGGCCTCGGATTTATTCAGCGTTACAAAGGTTAACTATCAATTTTCAATAGCTTTTTTATTAGGGTTCCTAGGACTTAAAGGAGTCGAGTTAATGCTATCCAAAGTATTAAAGGATAAGCCGGCGCCTAAAAAGCCAATAGTAAAAAAGGCGAGAAAAAAGGTTAAGAAATGAACTTACAAGTAATTAAATATTATGTAATCGTTCTAGTCTCGGTAACGTGCGTTATCCTATCTATATCCTCTTTAAAGGAAATAGAAATAGCCCAAAACAAATTAGACGAAGGTAAAGATATAGCCTACTATCTTAGGTCCTCTACGGACTCTTTAACCTTTTACGCGATCGCTTATACAAGTACAAAAGAGATTAAGTTCCTAGATACATTTAACAAACACTTAGAAAGGAGAAAAGAAAAGACTTTTACGCTAGATCAAGAAGCGCAAGTATTTTATAATAAGGGCCTAGAAATAAGTAACCAATTAGCCAAGAATATAGAGAAGCCGGCCTTTGACAGTTTAAACTCTAAGGCCTTTTTTAGTAACAACTATTTAGATTATAAGACTAAGATTTACAGTAATATAGACGGGTTAAGAAACTCTATTACTAATAAGGCTAAAAATAACCTAGACAAAGAGACTAACTTTTTAAATATTTATACTTATTTACTTTGTCTTACGATAATGTATTTAATAGTAGAGGTAAGAAATAATAACGAGAAACAAATTAAGAAAACAATTAAACGCAAAAAGAAATGATAAAGAATTTTATTTGGCATTTATTAAGCGATAAGTCTCCATTAAACGGAGGTATAGCGATAGGAGTAGGGGCTTTTGTAATGATGTGCGTCTTTGCGGTCTCCGATATAGGAACCGGACTATTCCAAAAG